ATGAGTGAAAACACTATGCTGGTGCCGCAGATAGGCATAAACATGGAGCAGGCAGAGGCAAACTGTGAGGAACTGGCCAAGGCGATCCGCGAGATTACGGCGGGCGTTCTGACCACGGTAAACAGTTTCTGCAGATGGATCCAGCGGGTGGCGGCGGAGGTGGCAGCACAGCAGGAAATGGAAATGGCGCTGCGCTGGGCGTCGGTTGACAACCGCCCGCTTTATAACCGCTACCGCCACACCAAAAAGAAGCGGATCCGCAAGAAGTACGCCAAGCGGATCCTGGAGTGGTACAGAACGGAGGTGGCCCCATGTTGAGGCTGAAAGCCAACAAAACCAGCCTTTACAATCTGGTGGCGACATACAAGCCCCTGCCGGGTATGCGCCGCGTGGATTTCCAAAAAGCGAATGGCCGCCCGGACTACTGGCCGGAATGGACGACGGACGACGGCCACACGAAAGCGTTTCTTTCCTCCTCCCTGGGGCACCCGATCCTGACGATCACGACGCACGACGCGGCGGGCGGGCAGTTGTACCATGAGGCGCACCGCCTTTCCGTTGAGGGCCTGCGGGAGCGCGGCATGGTGGAGGAAGTCACCACCGCCATGGAGAGGAGGCGGCAGGCACATGGCAGAGCATAACGACATGACCGCGGCCCTGGTGACGGCCTACACCTCCCCACAGCTGGCCGCAATCAACGAATACCTGGAGGCGGAAAAGGCCGTCAGGGCTGCGGCTGAAATATTAGGGCTTGACGCGGATCTGATGATTGCGGAGGCGGAGGGGCTGGCACGGGCTACGACATTTTCAAACGTGGAGGCCCTTTATTTCGTGGTAGATCAAGCCGCCAGCGGAAAGCGGGAGGTGAACGGCCATGCCTGACCATATCCCCCTCCCCGCCAAGCAGTACAGCGTGATCTATGCGGATCCGCCGTGGGCATACCGGCAGGCTGGAGCCACGGCAAAAGCCCGCGGCACCGCCGTAAAGCATTACCCCACCATGACCACCGCGGAAATATGCGCCCTGCCGGTCCGCGAAATCGTCCGAGAGGGGGCAGCCTGCTTTATGTGGGCAACGTTCCCCAATATCACGGAGGCCATAAAGGTCATGGAGGCGTGGGGCTTTACATACAAAACCGCGGCTTTCGTGTGGGTCAAAAAGAACCGCAAGCAGGGCGGCAATTTCATGGGGTTGGGTGCCTACACCCGCGCAAACGCGGAGGTTTGCCTGCTGGGCGTCACGCCGGGCTTTAAGGCCAAGACGCAGATCCGCGCCCACAATGTCCACCAGATTATAGAAGCCCCGTTCGAGGGGCACAGCAAGAAGCCGGACGAAACCCGCCAGCGGATCGTGGAACTGCTGGGCGACGTGCCCAGGCTGGAAATGTTCGCCCGCCAGAGGGCTGACGGCTGGGACGCCTGGGGCAACGAAGCCCCGGAAGCATAAGGAGGACATATGAACGGAACAAGAGATCCCAAGGCTGATTTTTTGACCATTTACAAAGATATACGCCGCCCCGGTGCGGACAAGCTGCTGGCATGGCTGGCAAGCACGGACTTTTTCACGGCCCCGGCAGGAGCCAAACACCACGGCGCCCATGCTGGCGGTTTGGTGGTTCATAGCCTGAACGTCTGGAGCCGCCTGCGTGAAATCACGCTGCGGGACACCATCGACGGAAAGGCAATTCTGGATCTGACACCGGAAACCAACGAAACCGTGGCAATCCTGGGGCTGTTGCATGACGTGTGCAAGGCTGGCGTGTACCACGCCGAAACCAAGCGCCGCAGGAACCCGGAAACGGGCGTGTGGGAGGATTACCTGGGCTATACGTTCCGGGATCCCCTCCCGCTGGGGCACGGAGAAAAGAGCCTGTACCAGATCGCCCGCTTTATCCGCCTGGAGGATCACGAAGCCCTGGCAATCCGCTGGCACATGGGAGCCTATGACGCGGCGGCCCGCACAGACCTGCGGAACCTGTCCGCGGCCATGGACGCAACGCCATGGGTGTGGCGGCTGCATGAGGCTGATATGTGCGCCGCCCATATTGACGAAAGGGGCACGGACGAATGACAAAGCTGTTATGTTTGCCCTGCGCCATCGATCTGGAGGCCAGGGGTAAGACTGTAAAACCCGTCGCGCAGAGGTGTGAGAAAATCACCTGTTCGGAGTGCGGACGCCGCCGGTTCGGTATCACCTATGAGGTGACCGGGCGGGCCACCAGAAAAAAGGAGGTAACGAAGAAATGAGCCAGAAAGGCGAAAAATACGCCCGCCGCATGGAGCGGCGCGTGGACAAGCTGGAGCAGGACGTGGCGGCCATCACCACCGAGCAGACCACCCAGGGGGTGCGGATCTCTGCCGTGGAGGACGATCTGGCCGTTTACCGGGCGGCGGTGTCCGCCCGTGAGTTGAAACAGGCCGCGTCGGAGGTCAAGGCGGCCAAGGAGCGCAGAACCGCCCGCGCGGCGGAGCGGGAGCGCAAAGCCCGCCGGCGCAATAAGGTTCTGGCCTTTATCGCCCTGGCGCTGTTCGTTGCCGTCTGCGTGGTCATGGTGGCCAAGGCATACAGCGAGGAACCGGCGGCGGAACCTGCCGCGCCGGAAGCGTCGGCGGCCCCGGCGGCAATCCTGCCCACGGAATTGCTGTTCACCGCGGCGGCGGAGGAGGAATACATGGAGGACCCGCAGGAAACGGAAAAGATCGAGGAGGCGCTGCTGGCGCAGGGTTATTTCTCCCTGGCGGTTCCTATGCCCTACGAATGGCAGGACTACATGAGGACGTACTGCGAGGAATACGGCTGCCCCTACCCTCTGGCCCTGGCGGTGGCACAGACGGAAAGCAATTTCGACATGGACGCCGTGGGCGCCTCTGGTGAGGTGGGGATCATGCAGTTAAACCCCGGCCCCGGCAGTTCCTACCATGCGGAGATCCAGGCGGCCACGGGGCTGGATCCCACCACCGCCTCCGGGAATATCGCGGGCGGCTGCTACAAGCTGGGTCTGTATCTGGCCAAGTATGGCAGCGTCGAAAAGGCCGCCATGGCCTACAACATGGGCGAGGGCGGCGCGAGAAACGCATGGGACAGCGGGATCACCTCCACCGACTACTCCAAGGCAGTCAAGGAGGCCATGGAAACATGGGAATGTACGGTGAACGCCTGGGGCGGGGTGTAACCCGCGAGGCCGCCCGCAAGTATGAAACGTCTGTGACGGAGCGGGCACGGCGGGAACGCTGGCGGGCCAGCGGCTGCGCCAGAGTGGCAAGCCGGAAATATGGCACCGTCGTGGTGCCACATGGTTCCAACTTTGCCGCCCTGCTGAACGCGGCGGAGGTTTGGGGCTGTGACTGGACAGAAATACGGGACGCAGAGGTGTGGAGGGCCGACAAGGAGGAAAGGCCGGTGCCTATGCCGCACCTTATATAAAAGGAGGGTTTCAAATGCTGATTAACGAGGGCGGGCTGATCCGCGCCATCAAAAGAGCCTACAAAGCGGGCGGGTACACCGTCCTGAACACCGGCAACGACGTGGCCATTTACACGGATCACTGGTTCGCCATGGCCAACCGCGCCCTGCTGCCGCGCAAGGTGCTGGCCACCATCGTGGAACACATGGGCATGATCCCGGAGCGAGATATGCCCACGTCAATCATTAAGGACACGGAGCCGCAGCTGGTTTTGAGAGAAACGGCGGCGGACGATATGGACCACTGGCGCGGCGGTGACCGCGGCGAGGAGGTCACCATGGTGCCGGTGATTATGCAGGGGTTCCAGATTTACCAGCCGCCCGGCGGCGGTGCCTGCTGGGGCGTTCCCCTGTACCTGGTGGACATGATCGAGCGGGATCCGGCGGAGCATATCGGCGCGGACGTGATCGACAAGGATCGCCTGCTGCGGGAGGCCGACGGCGAGGCCGTGGTGATTAACGCAGTACGGAAAGCCTGTTCCGGCTGGGCAAAGGAATGGGAGCGGGCCGTGTGGAACGCCCTGGAGGGTGTGGACCTCCACAAAGAGGAGGCCGGGCGGTGAATAACTTTGAAAGGATCACGGCCACCCCGGAGGCCCTGGGTGACTTCCTGGGCGCCCTCCCTATCCTGTCCGGCCCGTGGGACGACGATTTCCACCGGGTATTTTGTGACAGCTGCGACGCGGAGAACTGCGACGCTGAAAACTGCGCCCACCAAGCTGAACGGAATAGCCCTACCTGGTGGCTGAAACGGGCATACACCGGCAGCGGCCCAGTTAAGACCGACAGCACGAACCCATATAAGCGGCAGGCCGCAGACCTCCGCCTGGAGGCCATGCACCAGCGGGACCGTTTTGGCCGGAACCTCCTGGCCACGGAACTGGAAGAAGCGGCGGCCACCATTGAGGCCCTGGCGGCGAAATTGGAGGCGAAAGAATGAAAATACTGATCGGCGGAAGCCCCTGCACACATTGGAGTATCGCGCAGACGAAGAACCGCGAAACCGAAGCCAGCGGCATAGGCTGGGAACTGTTCTTGAATTACCGTATTGCACGGGATAAGTACCAGCCGGATTTTTTCCTGTACGAAAACAATAAAAGTATGTCGCCCGCTATCCGGGCGCAGATCACGGCGGAGTTAGGCGTGGAGCCTGTCCTGATTAACAGTGCCCTGGTGAGCGCACAGAACCGCCAGCGCCTGTATTGGGCGGGCAAACGGAACCAGGACGGCACATACAGCCATACCGCGGGCGCCGCCGGTGGACCGCGGGATCCTCCTGCGCGACATTCTGGAAAGTGGTGTCTGCTGGAAAGAAAAAGGGTATGCCCTGCTGTCCACAACTGGCGGAACCACGGCGGACGACATGGTTTCCAGACACCAGCGGAATAGTGCGGCGGAACCTGTTGCCATTAAGCCGCTGACCGAAAAAGAAATGGATTACATGGTGCGCGAAACCAAGGGCGGGCGGAACCATTTTGATTTCGATTATTTCCACGACGCAACGCAGGAAAAAAGTGCCTGCGTGACGGCGAACACCCACAAGGGCGTCCCATATAACGTTCTGGTGGAGCCGGTGAGGATCGGAACCATTGAGAACGACGCAAAGAACCAGACTTTTGACAGCCAGCAATACCGTGTTTACAGCCCGGACGCAAAAAGCGTAACCCTCTGCGGGAATGGCGGCGGCCTGGGCGCAAAAACGGGGCTTTACGCTGTGCCGCTGGAGGGGCCGACTTGCATTAACGGTTTGCAGTCGGGCAAGAGCAGGACGGTGGACGCACACATGGCAAAACTGGAGGGCTGCCTGGTGCCGAGGCTCAACGATCCGAACCCTGCGAAACAACAGTATGACTGCATTGTGGAGCCGGTCCGCGTAGGTGCTTTGCCGAACAAAGACGGCGACCTGGGCACCAGCCAGAGCCGCCGCATATACAGCACGGACGGGAAAAGCGTTTCCCTCCAGGCAAGGCCAAACGGCGGCGGGGCTGACGGAGCAGCTACCGGCCTGTATGCGGTGCCCGCCGGTATGGCGTGGCACGGGCGTGAAAATGGTTCCGCTTTTGAAATGCGGGACGACCAGAAAAGTAACGCCGCGGCTGCTACCGGCCACCAAAGCCGCCTGGTGATCGAGGCGGCGGACGGAAAACAAATGCCGGTTTACGAGGTTCGCGGCGGGCGGATCACCATCAAAGGAAAGACATACCCCATTAAACTGGCGGACGGATTTTACATCATTCGCAAGCTGACCGTGACGGAATGTAAACGCCTCCAGACCGTGCCGGACACATACGCCTTTCCCGTCAGCGACACCCAGGCGTATAAAATGCTGGGCAACGGCTGGACCGTGGACGTGATTGCCCACATTATGAGCCATTTTACCGGACTGACGGAGGAGCCGGTGGAAGTGCTTTCTATGTACGACGGTATGAGCTGCGGCCATATCGCGCTGGACAAGCTGGGCGCGGAGATCACCGCCTACTATGCAACCGAGATCGACAAATACGCCGTACAGACCACCCAGCACAATTTCCCGGACACCGTGCAGCTGGGCGACGCTTTCCAGGTTCGTGCGGAGGACTGGCACCTGCCGGAACCGAAGGGAATGGAGGTGCCCGCCAATGGCTGAAATAATCCTGACAGGTGACGCGCTGGAGCAACTGCGGCATTTACCGCCCGAAAGCGTCCATACCTGCGTCACCTCCCCGCCCTACTATAATTTGCGAGATTATGGCGCGGCGGGTCAAATCGGAAACGAGGCCAGCGTGGAGGAATACCTGCAATCGCTGGTTTCCGTTTTCCGTGAGGTCCGGCGGGTTCTACGGGCAGACGGAACCCTGTGGGTGAACATGGGCGACAGTTACGCCACCAGATCAGGAAGCCAGCCGCCGACGAACACCCGTAATTCCTGCGGCCACACGGCAAAGCATACGCCGCGGGGCTACAAATACAAAGACCTGATCGGCGTTCCCTGGCAGCTGGCTTTTGCCCTCCGGGCAGACGGGTGGTATTTGCGCCAGGATATTATATGGAACAAATCCAACTGTATGCCGGAGAGCGTCAGGGACCGCTGCACCAAGAGCCACGAATATATTTTCCTGCTTTCCAAATCGGAACGCTATTATTTCGACGCGGCGGCAATCTGCGAACCCGTTACATCAACCAAGGGAAACGCCAGGACGTTCCGCGGCGGCGGTGCCTACACCGGCGGGCGGGCACACGACAACAGCGCCCAGGTGGAGCGCGAGAGCCACGGGAACCGAGAAAACCAGACGGGCCGCAGGAACAAGCGGGACGTGTGGACCGTAAGCACAAACGGCTTTCGCGGCGCCCATTTTGCCGTGTTTCCTGAAAAGCTGATTGAACCCTGTATTTTAGCAGGCAGCCCATTGGGCGGCACGGTCCTGGATCCGTTCGCCGGGAGCGGCACCACCGGAGTGGTGGCCAAGCGCCTGCGGCGCGATTTCATAGGCTGCGAGATCAACCCCGACTATGCACAAATGGCAGCTGACAGAATAGCAGCGGCCACGCCGTAAGGAGGGAACCGTGGAAGTAACTGTAAATATGACCGCAGAGGAGTTTCTGGAGTTTGTGGCCTGGGGGAAAGACCGGGACTATTACAAAAGCAGGCTGGGCAAGGAACTGAACAAGCTGGAAATACTGGCAAAGAAAACGTGCTGGGCCATCGACGCAGATCCGAAGAAGCCCGGCAAGGTCAAAATCATTGACCAGGAACACGCGGCGGAATTGCTGGAAATGGCCAAGGATTACCTGGCATAAAAAGAAAAGCCACCTGCGCCCGGTGCTGTCAACACGGCGCAGGTGGCAATATAGACGACGGAAAACCGTCCGATATACCTATATTATATCAGGTTCCCGGACGGATTACAAGCCGGAAAAAGCGACGGGGCCACGGCCCCGTATAGCGCCGGTAAGAGTGATTAGTAAAGTGACCAGCAGCAGAAAAGGAGGCACCCATGGCCTACGTTCATAGGGTGGTGAAAGCTGGTCCGTGTGTCGAACACAAGAAAATGCAATCTTTCCGGGTTCACACCAAAGGAGTGAAGCGCGGCCCAAATACCGGCCACACCACCGAGAAGCAGGAGCGGATCAACGAGCGGGTGGCAGAGGAACACCTGCGCTGGGATATAAACGCCAATTTCGGCCATAGGGATCTCCACGCCGTTCTACACTACTACGTCAAGGACAGTTCTTTCGAGGAGATCCTGGAGAACAAGGCCGCTTTTCTGCGGAACCTGCGGAAACTCTGCAAAAAGCGCGGGATCACGTTCAAGGCTGTGGTGGTCATAGAAACCAAGCGCATGACCAACCCGCACATTCACGTTATCATTTCCCGCATGGATCCGGAGATCATCACGGAGGCGTGGGAGAATGTCCCAAGAGGCGGCGGAGGTATCAGCTTCAAGCCTATGGACAGGCGCGGAAACCACTACAAGCTGGCCGCCTACCTGATGAAAGAAAGCCGTTCCACCATGGAGAGGTACAGAGAGATCGGCAAGCGCGGAAAGCGGTATAGCAAAACGCAGAACATGGACAAGCCGGAAATCACATACACCGCCGTGCCTGCGTCCAGCTGGAGAAAGGACCCAAAAGCGAGAAAGGGCGCCGTGCTGTATAAGTTCGACGACGGATCCACCTGCCGGAGCGGGTGGCATGAGATCAGCGGTTACCCATACCAGGAGTATTTCGAGATTTTCAACGAATAGGAGGGTTTTCTGTGAAAATCTACATATCAGGCAAGATCACCGGGGACAGGCGTTATAAAGCCAAGTTCCGAGAGGTGGAAAAGAAGCTGGCGGCGGCGGGCCATATCGTACTGAACCCCGCCACGGCGCCGGAGGGGCTGCGCCCCGTGGATTATATGCGCCTGTGTTTCGCCATGATGGAGGCGGCGGACGTGGTTCTGTTCATGCAGGACTACCAGGACAGCCGCGGCGCCATGCTGGAATGGGCGTGGTGCCAGTACGTTGGGAAACAGGCCTGTTTCGACCTGGCGACGTTTGGAGGGCCGGAAACATGAGTGGGGCGCAGATCAATTTCCTGGACGAAATCATAGTGGACAATTTCGCCGGCGGCGGTGGCGCGTCAACCGGGATCGAATTAGCCACGGGCCGCGTGGTAGACATAGCGGTGAACCACGATCCTGACGCCATTTTAATGCACAAGACGAACCACCCGCACACGCGCCATTTTCAAGCCAGCGTGTGGGACGTGGACCCGGTGGAAGTCTGCCAAGGGCGCCCCGTGGGCCTGGCCTGGTTTTCCCCGGATTGCAAGCATTTCAGCAAGGCCAAGGGTGGGAAACCTGTTGACAAAAATATACGCGGGCTTGCATGGATCGTCCTGCGCTGGGCCGGAACGGTCCGCCCGCGCGTGATTATTCTGGAGAACGTGGAGGAGTTCCAAACGTGGGGGTCTGTGCGAAAAGGAAAGCCTGTCAAAAAACTGGTGGGCCAAACTTTCCACAAATGGCTGGAGCAGCTTAAAAACCTGGGATATGCCGTCGAGTGGCGCGAACTTGTGGCCGCGGATTATGGAGCGCCCACAACGCGAAAGCGGTTTTTCCTGATTGCCAGGCATGACGGGCGGCCTATTGTATGGCCGAAACCAACACACGCGCCGGCAGACAGCCCGGAGGTAAAGAGCGGAAAGAAAAAACCATGGCGCAGCGCGGCGGAAATCATAGACTGGAGCCTGCCGTGCCCGTCCATTTTTGACAGCCGCGCAGAGATCAAGGAAAAATATGGGCTTTCGGCGCAGCGCCCCCTCCGTCCCAATACTATGCGGCGTGTGGCCAGAGGCGTGGACAAGTTCGTGATAAAATCGGCGGATCCGTTTCTGGTGATTGTCAACCATGCTGGGGATTTCCGCGGGCAAGAAATGCGCGGGCCGCTTCAAACTGTGACAGCAAAACACGGGTACGGCGTGGCCTCCCCTGTCATGGCGCCGCTGACGGTAACGAATACCACCAACAGCGTGGGGGCAGCCGCGGGCGCCCCAGTGCATACCGTGACAACCGCAGGAAACCAAATGCTGATTACGCCAACCCTGGCCGCAATCGGGCAGACCGGCGGCGGGGACCGCGGGCGCAGCGTAATGGAGCCGACGCACACCCAGGTGTCAAAAGCGGAGGAGTGCGTGGCGTGTCCAGCCATGATCCAGTACCACACGGAGCAATCGGAGCGAGTGCGAGGCCAAAGCGTCAAAGAACCGGTTATGACCATTGACGCCTCCAACCGCTACGGCCTGGCGGCGGCTACGCTGACAAAGTATTACAGCGGCGACCACAACCAGAGCGCGGGCGCACCGCTTCACACGGTCACGACGCGGGATCGTGAAGCTATCACCATGGCCAGCATGGTCAAGCTGAAAGGTACAAACCTGGGCGGGCCTGCAACGGAGCCGGTGCAAACAATAACCGCTGGCGGAGGCCATCATGGGGTGATTACCACCGAAGTGGTAAAAGCGACACCGGGCGCCGATCTCCGAAACTGGCCAAAAATCCGTGCCGCCCTGAATGAGTATTGCGGCTACACGCTGGCGGACAACGAGGTGATCCTGTTTTTGATCGGCGGCGCCTGGTATTTCATGGCTGATATAGGGCTGCGTATGCTGACGCCGCGGGAATTGTACAGGGCGAACGGCTTTCCTGATGATTATAAAATCGACAAAGATTACACCGGCAAGGAGTACGGGAAAACCAAGCAAGTGGCAAGGTGCGGGAACGCAGTACCGCCACCGTTTGCCACGGCCCTGGTTCGGGCAAACCTGCCGGAATGGTGCGGAACAACAATCACGACCATGGCACAGCTGGAGCGGCTGGTGGCCGTGTAATGGAAAGGGCGGTAAAGCATGAGTATTATTTGCATAGCCAAAGGAACGGCCACCATAGGCCTGACGACGCGGGGCGCAGATGGGCAGATCATAAGCCAGACACCGGCGCGGTGGGAGCATGACCCGAACGGCGGGTGTGTTGCCCTCTGGACTATGAACCCGGAAACCGAGGAACAGGAAGCCCCGGCGCGTATCTAT